TCAGAAAATCCTGCCACCTGCGATGCAAGAGGCAAATCACCGCAATAACAGTTATACTTTTTATATAAGTGTCTGCCTATATATTCATCAATTGGTTGCTGACCTGATACATCACTGTTTAATAAATCATCATACATTGTATTCTTAATAAGCATTGCATGTGTTGCTAAAACTTCACGACCGCTATTATTTTTATCTGTAATAATATCATCACTTAAATGAACTAGCGGTGCGTGCTTTCTTTCCTTTTTAACACTTGAGTGAAATGCTGGGCCAAAGTGAAACATATCCCACTCTATTTTATCCAAAAGCTCGTTATATTCTGTAAGCTTCTTCTTTATATATGGCATAAAGACAGCATCATCTTCAAATACCATATAGCAATCAAGCCCACGTTCTTTTGCAATTCTCGCTACTTCAATATGACTAAGAATACAGCCATTATAACAACCTGTATTTACAGCTGGAAATCTTTCATATTCCCACCCCATGTATTTAAACTCTTTATCTATAGCTTGTAATCGATCTGTCCGATGATCTAAATTAATTATAAATTTTGTAATATTTGATATGTTCATAGAATTATTTTACAGTTTTTTAATTGGTACATGCTATTAAGTTTATCTTGCTGTACATATTGAATAGGATCTTGATACCCCGCATCAACAAAACCTTTTACCCTCATACTAGAGGAAGGTGTAGTAGCGTCAGCTAAACCATCTTTTCTATTAGAGTAACAAGTCCAAGTCTTACCAAAGTCTACACCAAGCCTTACCCCCTCTTCAACAATAGCCTCTTTGCTCATAGTTAGTAGAGGTGCTTCAATAATAATTCGATTCTCTCTATTAAGAGCTACTAATGCGTTCATAGCATCAACAAATTCATTACTACCATCCCAATAACCTGCAAGGCTATCAACTTCAGCTGCACCATACCAAACAGTATCAGCACCTTTAGCTTCTGCATAAGCACAACCAATAGTATTAAACAACTGATTGCGGAAAGGCACATAGCTTACTGGCTGAGCATCACCCGCCATCTTACTAACATCAGGATTATCAATATCAGTATTAGTTAAAGATGAGGTAGGAGCTAGATACTTAATGAATCCAACATCAGCCACATAATGATCTATACTAATATTAGGATCTTTAGCTTTAACAGCATCTATTTGATCTTGTATACAATCAATTTCACGGATATGTCGTTGCCCGTAGTTAAAGGTAATTAGATTAATCTCGTCATATCCTTTGTCAACTGCCATATGCAATAGTACTACACTATCCATACCACCTGAAATACTAAGTACTAGCTTCTTACTCATCTTTATTAGTATAAAGGCTTATATCACCATTTTCAACTATTTTATTATCTTCATATGCAGCAACTGCTCTACGATAGAACTCAAGCTTAACACTTTCTAGTACTCCTACAACGGAATTATATTCTTCATATTTAATTGTATCTTTACCTTTAAGGTATATCTCAATTAGTTCATGAATACGAAAGTTTAGATCACCCACTTCCTTAAGAGAAGATCTTGAACGTTGTTTAGGTTTTAAATAAGGCATTGTCTCTTTAGTTAGTATTTTCTATATCTTCCATAATCAGAGAAGTAGGAGCTTTAGGTATCTCATCAGCCTCTTCTACTTCATCTGGCACTTCACTTTCTTCATCACCACTCGAGTACGCCCACTCTTTCTTAATCTTCTCTTCTAGTACTGGTAAAATAGTATTCTCCCAAAGGTCTTTATCCTTACGGAAGTTCTTATAGTAACCAATCTTTTTACCATCAGGTAGTTGATATGTAGAACCAGTTTGAATGACAGCACCAACCCCTACAGCGAGGTCAAGAAGACCATAGTAACGATCAAGACCAGTATGGAATGAAAGGAACATCTCACCTTGAAGGTACTGCTTAATGAAGCGATTCTTACGAGTCAAAGCACGAATAAGGATACCTGCATAGTTTTTCTGACCAACAGCAGTTTCTGCATCCATAGTCTTACCACCATCACTCTTCATAGGCTTACGGGCAAGCTGAATAGTTACTGAAGGTAGATATACAATTGACTTACCACCAGGCATATTCTTCTCAATAGATGGAAACATAGCAGTAGGATCATCATATACGTGGTTAGTACAAAGAATGGTTGTTTGAGTAGTAGCACCTAAGTTAGTACAAGTCTGCATAAGAGACTTCATNGCNCGAGCTTTNGTACCCATATCAGATGAAGTACTATCTTTACCCATTCGACTATGCTCAAGTTCTGATTGAAGGTTACCGAGAGAGTCAATTGCAATAATAAANTTACCTTCAAGACCTTTCTCTTTAACTGCAGTTAAAAACTTAAACANNGCNTTNCGAGTCTGCTCGATAGTAACGCATGGTACATACTTTACTTTACTAATATCAAGTCCAATACGCTCTGCACCTTCTGGATCAACTGCGTTCTCAGTATCAAAGATAACTGGAATTAAACCTTCTTTCTGAGCATTAGCTAGAATCTTAAGAACAAACAATGTCTTGCCAGTCATAGACTCGCCTCCCATCATTGTTACTCTACCTTTAGGAATACCACCATGTATAGAACCTGATACAATAGCATTAAGAACATAACTACCGGTATCAATCCACCCTCCTACACGACTTAAAGTACTGTCTTCTAGATACGTTGCAAACGGATTGATCTTATCAATTGAATCAAGAGCCTTATCGATCTCCTTATCGTTAAATTTACTCATATACTTATTATATCATACCAAAGAAAAAAGTCAAGTAGTAAACTACTTGACTCTTAACTTTTTATATAGTTATACGCTTTTACTCAGTCTCTTCTTCCGCTTCTTCTTCAGGTTCAGACCATTGTTCTTTGGCCTGCTCTTGAAGCTTGTTAAAAATAACAGTAGCGACTTCAGAAACTTGAAGACCTTGCGACTTTACCGCTACGTCAATAAGTTGAAAAAGAGCACTTACTTCGTTTTCACGTAATGTTAGTTTAATTTCATTCATAATATATTTATATTGGTTATTATACTAGTATACTTATACAAGTTCTACTCAGTTTCCACTCCGTCAGCACCGAAAAGTTGAATTACTTCCGGATCTTCATCTTTTGGTACTTGTGCTGGATTATTAATAGCATGATACTGCTGTGTAATTTGATCATTTAGTTTAACATCAGAAGTAGTAATACTTGCCTTGTTAAACGTCCAGTCATTCTTCGTCTTGTCACCATCGATAAACTCCATAAAGAGATAAGGAAAGGTTTGAACTTGAAGCTGTCCACTCTGAGCGTCAGGTTGAACATGTACAATTACAGGATTTTTCATTGTAAGGGTAGTCTTAGTTTCGTCAATAATGACACCAATAACAGTACGCCCTACAGCATCGACAATAGCGTTAATTTGTTTCAAATCACTCATATATGAATTATAACATATAAATTAGATAAGTCAACTGGTTGCAATAAAAAAAGTGGTAATTAAATAACTTTATGAATCCTTACACTGGTAAGTCAATATTTGTACAAATAGCATCATATAGGGATAGTCAGTTACTACCAACACTTGATGATCTATTTGATAAAGCAGACGAACCTGATAACTTAAAAGTATGTATTTGCTGGCAACATAGCGAAGATGATGAATGGGATAATCTAGATAAGTATCTAGATGATAAAAGAGTTAAAATTATTGATGTAAGAGCAGAAGAATCTAAAGGGGTTTGTTGGGCAAGAAACTTAATACAACAAGAGTATCTTTTTGAGGACTTTACTTTACAGTTAGACTCACACCATAGGTTTGTTGAAGGTTGGGATACAGAACTTAAAAATGAAATATTGCAGTTACAACTACAAGGTTATAAAAAACCTCTACTAACGGGCTATATAACTTCGTTTCACCCATCATTACCAGAAAGTGAATGGGCTGACGAACCATGGTGGATGACATTTGATAGATTTACCCCTGATGGAGTTATATTTTTTACACCGAGTACTATACCTGATTGGCAAACTAGAAGGTCGCCTGTTCCGTCTAGATTTTACTCTGCACATTTTTGCTTTACTTTAGGTTCTTTTTGTGAAGAGGTACAACACGATCCTAGATATTACTTTCATGGTGAAGAAATTGCTATAGCTGTTAGAGCATATACTCATGGTTATGATTTATTTCACCCTCATAAGGTAGTAGCATATCATGAATTTAGTAGAGACTATAGACCGGATAAACATTGGGATACATATAATAAATGGGGTGAACATAATGAGCAGACGTTTACTTTAATGAGAAATCTACTCGGTATAGATGGATATACTTGTACAGAAAAAGAAAAGTTTGGTGAATATGGTTTAGGTAAGGAAAGAACTATAGCAGATTGGGAGGCATATGCAGGAATTAGATTTGCTGATAGATATGTTCAGCAAGATACGATAGATAATAAGTTACCACCTAACGACCCAGAGAGTAGGTGGTGTAACCGATATAAACATTGCATTGATTTAGGCTTAGATGCAATTGATAAGGGGGATTATGATTTTTGGGTTATTGCATTGCACGATAAAGATGGTGAAACAGTATATAGGCAAGATGCTGATGAAGCTAAAATTTATGAACTTATGAACGATCCGGATGGTTATATTAAGCTTTGGGTTGAAGCTGAAGTTACGGGAGTTCCATATGAGTATGTATTATGGCCGCATTGTAAAAACGCTGGTTGGTTATCTCGTATTACTGGACTTATTTAAACCTCGTTATAAATAAGAATATGTCGCCATATAAAGGAAAAACTATCTTTATACAGATTGCTAGTTATAGAGATCCAGAGTTAACCCCAACGCTTAAAGATCTATTTGATAAGGCAGATGAACCTGATACATTACATGTATGTATATGTTGGCAGCATAGAGAGGAAGATGAATGGGATAATCTAGATGACTGGAAGGACGATGATCGAGTTACAATTCTAGATGTAGATGCTAACGAGTCGAAAGGGGCGTGCTGGGCTAGAAATATGATTCAGCAGGAATATAGCGATGAAGATTTTACTTTTCAGCTTGATTCACATCATAGATTTGTAGAAGGTTGGGATACACAACTTAAAAATATGTATTACGCTTTAGAGCTTGAAGGATATAAGAAGCCTCTAATTACATCTTATATTCCTGCTTATGATGCTGAAAAAAATAAGCCTATTGATGAAGAGCCATGGAGATTAGCTTATAATTATTTTGGTCATGATGGACCGTTACATACATTACCAGAAACTATAACAGACTGGGAACACTATACAGGTCCAGTACCTGGTCGCTTTTATTCTGCGCATTTTGCTTTTGCTGATGGTGCATTCAGTAGAGAAGTGCAACATGATCCGGAAATGTATTTTCATGGTGAAGAAATTACCATAGCTGTTAGAGCTTATACTCATGGTTATGATATTTTTCATCCACATAAAGTTATTGCATGGCATCACTACGGTAGAATGGAGAATCCAAAGCATTGGAGTGATGTTACTAAATGGGGCGACTTAAACACGGTTTCTTACTCACGAGTTAGGAAGCTTTTAGGTATCGATGGGGAAAAATTTAGTAAAACGTTTAACTACCCATATGGGTTTGGTACAGAGCGGTCCTTAGCTGAGTATGAGCAGTATGCAGGAGTAAGATTTAAAGATAAATGCATTCAGCAATATACACTTGATCGTGCTTACCCACCTAACCCATCATATGGTACAAAAAAGGCATATAATGAATCGTTTTTATCTATTTTTAAGTTTTGTATTGATTTAGCACTAGATGCAGTACCAGAAGAGGAGTGTCATTGTTGGGTGGTGGTGTTTAAAAACGATGATGGGGAAGAAGTTGATAGGCAAGATGCTAATCAAGAAGAAATAGATCGATTAAAAGATGATCCAGATGGTTATATTAAGCTTTGGCGTAGTTTTGCTACAGAAGATAATATTACTTCTTGGATGGTATGGCCAAATTCTAAAGAGCGGGGTTGGTTAGATCAAATACATGGTAATATAGGGTAAATGAAGAGTATATTTATAACAGCTATCTATGCTAACTTGCATGGAACGGATTTAGGTGGGAGAACTTCAAGGTTTCTTTGGTACCGATGGAGTTTGCTGAGTATTCTTAAAACTAACCCAACAAAAGTAGTTTGTTTTACCAGTAAGGATGAGGTAGAAGATTTGGAGCATTGGTTTTTTGAAGAGCAAGGTATTAAGCGTGAGCAATTAGAGTTTAAAGTTTATTATTTACGTAAATCCAAGTTCTTTAAAAAAATTAAAAAGATTAAAAATATTGAACAAGTTAAAAAATGGGATAGATGTTTTGAAATTCAATATAATAAGTTCTTTTGGTTTAATTTAATTGACGATGTATTCGAATATGATAGGGTTTATTGGATAGATGCTGGATTGTCTCACGGAGGTTTGTTTCCTTTACCATATAGAATGGGTAAGAAATGGGAAAGTGATTTTTTAATTAATTTATTTACACCAAAACTATTAGATAAGTGGAATAAGGATACAGCTAACGAAATTTTATTGCTTGCTAAAAATAATGAAGATAGATATTATTGGTCAGGTACTTTACCTAGACAATATTATAATGAATATAATATGAGTAAGCATATTGTAGGAGGTTTGTTTGGCGGTACACCAGAAAATTATAAGAAACTTGCAAAAGATTTTGAACGTCAGTTATGGGTTCTACTAACAACAGAACCAGAACTTTATATGGAGGAGCTTATACTTTCATGCATGTATTTTAATGAACCGGAAAAATATACAACCTACACTTTTGATGATTGGTACGCGAGAGATGAATGGGCTGATCATGATATTGATCCTAAATTATTTCACCATATGTTTTTAAATGAATAACACAACTATAGTAACAGGTCTTTGGGATATTAATCGTCATAATAGACCTTTTGAGCATTATATAGAGAACTTTCAACGGTTTCTTAAAATACCTCAAAATTTATACATATATATACCTGCTGAGTTAGAGGATTTTGTCTGGCAGCACCGAGAACCGCATAACACACGTGTTAAGGTTCTTGAGCTACAAGATATCAAAAATAATTACTACGCGCCTTTTTGGGATAAGACAAAGGAAATAAGACAAAAAGAAGAATGGATTAATCGCGCTAGTTGGTTATCTGATTCTCCTCAATGCAAGCTTGAATGGTATAATCCAATAGTACAATCCAAGATGCTTATGCTTAATGATGCTCGTATTATTAATCCTTTTGAGAGTGAATATTTTTACTGGTTAGATGCTGGGCTTACTAATACTGTTCCTGAAGGTCATTTAACGTCTGAGAGTGTTCTAGACAACTTACATACTCTTACCACTTCTGAAGAATTTTTATTTTTATCCTTTCCATATGATGCTAATAATGAAATTCATGGTTTTTATTATCCTGAAATAAACAACTACGCTGGTGCAGATGTTAAATATGTTTGTAGAGGGGGGTTGTTTGGTGGTCATAGCAAAAGTATAGAAAGAGCTAATGGAAGTTATTATGCAACTTTATTTGAGACTTTAAATGATGGCTTTATGGGTACTGAGGAAAGTATCTTCTCTATTATGTCTTATAGAGAACCTTTTGCATATAGAAGGTATGCATTAGATTACAATGGATTGATTGTTAAGTTTACTGGTGAAATGATCGATGGCACAGCTAAATTAGAAGAAGTTGATATGTCATTTATTAAAGATAATTTTAAGACAAAGAAAGAGGTTCCAGCAAAAGTAACTAACATAGTTAAAACTAATATTTATATGTTAACGTTTAATATGCCTGAGCAGCTTACACATACAATTAATACCATGGTTGATACAAAGGGGTTATTAACACACCCCAACTTATATATATTTGATAATTCAACTGACGAGAATGCTATTAAAGAAAACAAAGAAATTGCTGAAGCGCGTGGCTTTGAATATTCTCATTTGGGTAGTAATACCGGTATATGTGGAGGTAGGCAACGAGTAGCAGAGCACTTTCATAATTCAGATGCTGATTATATGATCTTTTTTGAAGATGATATGACATTTAATACAAATAAACAAGAAGGTGAATATTGTAGAAATGGTTTTAGGAAATATGTACCAGACATTTATGAAACAATCCATAAGATTATGTACGTTGAAGAATTTGACTTCCTTAAGTTATGTTTTACCGAGGTATACTTTGATAATGATAAACAGTGTTCATGGTATAATGTACCACAATCTGTGAGAGAGAAATATTGGCCGGATTATAGTAACTTACCGGAATTAGGATTAGATCCAAACTGCCCTAAAACACAGTTCGGTATAATTGGTAATATTGATGGTCTAGCTTATGCTACTGGCGAAATCTACTACTCTAATTGGCCTCTTATAGTAAGTAAGGAAGGTAATAAAAAGATGTTTATTGATACGACCTGGGCTCACCCACAAGAACAGACATGGATGTCTCACATATTTCAAGAGACAAAAGAAGGAAAGCTGTCTCAAGCGATCCTTCTTGCAAGTCCCATTTGGCATGACCGCATTAAGTACTATAATGCAGATGAGCGAGTTGAGAGTTAAATATTAATTGACTTAATAAACTCGTCGATTTTCTCTAGAGCTTTTTTTGCATTCTTTGATGGGGCAGTCGATTGTTGAGCTGTGTATTCAACATTATTTTTCAGCTCTAGAACAATACGACGTGCAGCTTCAATTTGTGGTGAGCCAACCTGACCATCACCAAAGTCTGTACCTTCTGCTACAGACTTAATAATACGAAGAATAGTAACTGTACCTGCGATTTGTCCTCGTTTAAAGGCAGGATGTGCCTTTGGGGTTCCATCATCTTGGGGTCTATCTAAATAGCTTTCACTCATACATATATTTACAATAAATTAACTGGATTGCAACTTACGCAAATAGATCAAAGAGTTCAGTCTGAACATTTTCAGAGGGTTTACGAATATTCCAGTTAACGTTATCGTAAAAACGAGCGATCGATTGGTATAGGATCTTATCAAACATCTTCTCATAATCAATCTTAAAAATATCTTCGAACTCTACTGGATACTCATACTTAAAACCAATCGACTGTAGGCCATACTTATTAGGAGTCTCAACATACATAAAGCGAACCTTATCTCCTGATGAGAGCTCTTCATACTTATTACCTGTACCTAATCTCTCCAGAAGCTGGTTATAGAAGTAAGCAGACTTAGCATGCACTGGCATACCTTTTACAGTTTCAAATCCCTTACAGGCTACTGCATGCTTCTCATAACCTTTAACACCCATAACAAAAGCAATCTCTTGAGGTCCTAGAGTCTTAAAGGTTTCATACGCTTCATTAAAGATCTTATTAGTCTTTGCTAGTGACTTTGTCTTCATCATAGTTTCGATAATACCTTTAGCATATGGCTTAATAGCATTAGGCATAGTAGTACGTACAACCTCAACACCTGTATACTTGTACTTATTCTCCTTAATACCCTCATCATCTAATATATGCAGAACGTAACGTTTCTTCTGAAGAAAAAGACCAGCGTCAGCAATCATCTCACGCTTAAATATAAATCGAGGATCTTTTGTTAATAGAGCTTTTCTAGACCATTCGGTAATACCAGCGTTAAGGTAGTCCTCGATCTTTTGAATCTCTGTATAAGTCTCTTCGTTAACTAACCCTTTCTCTTCGTCTTCCCAAAACTTAACGCCATTTTCAACAAGAGGTTTGATAGATATATAAGATGAATCAGTATCATTATAAACAATGCACTGCTCTAGAGCTTGCTCTGTAATATTTTCACTACCTACTTGCTCACGAATATAATCCTTAAGTAATTTATTGGAGTATTTAATAACAGCTTGACCAGTTAGAGTAACACTAGCAGCAATGTCGTCATCACCAATAGGTGCTCGTTTATTGCCCATATAACCATAGCAAGAGTTAATCAAAATCTTAATAACCATCTGAGAAGTATTAAGACGTTCTACTTCATACTTAAGTTCGGTATTATCTGGGTCTTTTTTACGCGCTTGCAAGCACTTAAAGAGTTCTTTCTTAATAACAACACGCTTGTTGTAGTAGTACTCTAGAAACTCCGGAATAATACCTTGCTTCTTCTGACTAAAGAGGAATCCAGCTTTCGATAAGGCACACTCTTCATCTTTCAGAAACTTAACGAACTCCTTTCTTGTCAATTCAAAGTGACGTCCTGAGTTATGAGCAATAACAACCTTATCATCAGTAGTCTTTTCAACCTTACCGACTTTAGTCTCTGGTGAGGTATTGAGAGAGATCATTACATTAGGGTATAGGGAGTTAGCATCGAAGGATACTATATTCTCTTGAAAGCCACGCTTAGGTTCTGCAACATACGCCCCTGGATTCTTATGATCCTTATCACCATTCCTAACAAAAGTAGAAATAACTTCACCTCTAGCTCGAGCTCTAGTACAAAGAGCACCATTAATGACTCCAATAGTACCCATCGCACCTTCTAGAGTAGTTAGACCTACATACGATAGCATACGTAATAATGGAATGTATTGAAGCTTCTCTTCTAGTCTAACTAACAGGTTAACGTCTTGAACGTTGTAGTCAATAAACTTATTCCAGTCTTGATCAGCTAATTCATGAAGAGACATACCTTCATAATCAATCTTCTTTTGACCTAGCTCAAGTTCACCAATAGCATCAAGCTTATATGACTCTCTTAACTTAAGACAAAAACGTTTATAGATATCTAGATAGTCAAGATTAGCAACACCATCAGCAAAGTAACGTTTCTGCTCTTGTCCGAACATACCCTTACGCATACGATAGTAAACGTTACGTAAGGGTGACATTCTATCGACATACTCTTGACCGAGTATACGCTCCATCCGATTAATAATGTAAGGTATATCAAACCCCTCGGAGTTCCAACCACTTAGCACATCCGGATATTGCTTCTCGAGATAATTAAGGAATGTAATGAACATCTCACGCTCACTCTTACAGAAGGTATAGATAAGATCATCACGACCTTCACCTGTATAGGGTTTAATACCGAACGTATGGAACTTCTTACTAAAGTTATCCCAGCAGGTGATAACATTACATACATGAGTAGGATCATCTACGTCAGGAAAGCTATCTACAGAGTAAGTCTCAATATCCAGAAAGCAATACTTAATAGGATGCTTGTTAAACTCAGGCTTCTCATTTTCAGTACCGTAAGTATCAAGTAAAAACTGTTGTACTGGTGGAGCATTCTCAAATACCCGCTTTACACCAGAGTCCTGAAGGAACTTATGACGATTATAGCCAGTTGTAAAGGAACGTTTCTTTACTTTAGTACCGAAAATAGAAGTCTTATCACCTCTAGGATCTTCTACGTATAAATAAGGTTCGAAAGTACACTCATGACGAGTTCGATCACCGTTTTCGTTCCATCCAAACAGAGTTATCGATTGATCACGTCCATTATAAACAACGTTTCTATACATATAATACTATTATACGATAGTTCCTTATGAAATCTACGGATTCCACTTCTTAAGAAAGGTTCTTTTATCAGAACCGTATGGTGTTAATAGTGCTTCCATATGTGCACCTATATTATTTTCAGATTCTAACACTCTACCCTCAGCAATCTTTCGTAGCTTGTCAATATTTTGATAATATCTCTTACTATTTTTCTTATTTAGAATCCAATCAATCTTCTCTTCAAACTCCTCAGGAGTACTAAACTTAAGGTCGTCTGGAGCAGTATGATATGTCTCCATATTCTGACATAAACATGGTATACCAAACGTACAAGCTTCAATAAACTTAATATCTGACTTTGAGTTATTAAAGTTACTTACTTCTAAAGGTGCTACCATTAATTGTGCATTCAAGCTTCGTATAAATGTAGGATATTCTAGCAAACTCTTCCAAGTATGAAACTCTATCTTACCTGCTTTTACTAAATCCTCCAACGGTGGTGGAAAAGCACCTACAAAAATCCATTGATATTTATTAACAGTCTTACGGATAACAGAAACCACTTCAGACATATCATCTTTACCACCAGTCTTATTACCTACATCATAATGAGCTCCTGAACCTGTATAAAGAACACGTGGCCTCTTTTTGTTCTTATCATAACTCTGTTGTACTTGACGCCGATTAAAGAGATATCCCATCCACGAATAAGGTACAAAGTTAGGGATAACAGTTACTTTCTGATTACTGATTTTAGATTGAAACAACTTACGCATAAAATCATTAGTAAGTGTAACTTCATCACACATGTCCATAATTTCAACGCAATTATTACGAATCTCTTCTGTATCAAACGCAAATTTAAATTTATTATAGTCGGGAATCTCTTCTCTAAAAACAACATCATCTACTTCATAAATAATTTTAAAACCATGCTCTTGCTGTACTTTTTTAAGATGCTTTACAAAATCAACTTGTGATTTAGAAGCTTGTCTCTGTAATTTAACACACTTAACACCTTCATACCATCTTGGATCAGCTACCATCGCTGTAGTACTCTGACTAATAGCCCTACCAGAAGCGTTGATAACTTGTTCAGGCCAAAGAATACGCCAATGACCACATCCAGAATAATCTGCTAAATAATTAACTATTCTTGCCATTCCATTCTCACGTGGCTCAGGATTTTTTTTAACTTGTACTGGCGCTACGTGCCTATTTAAAGTAAAAGGTGATGCGAACGGAGCAGGAAAAGGGTTGGTGTTTATCACATTAATATATTAATCTATCTCTCCTCAAATGCAACTCGTTTTGTTATACCATTTTCCTTTGTTAAGAATATAACATCACCAGTAGCAGCCTTAATAGATTCTTTACGATGAGATATAACTATAGAGCATTCATCTAACTCTTCTGTACGTTCTTGTAGTATCTGAGTAACTAGTTCTAAACCTTTATCATCAAAAGAAGAATCAAACAGCTCATCATATATAGCCAAGTTATACTTAACACCTCCTTGCATACGTCTTAAGTCTGAGAAAGTAAACAAGCAAGCCAGATCCATAGCTTTTCTCTCTGCTCCAGAAAAATTAAAGTAAGAGCATATTTTATTTTTTTCATTAATAATCTCTTCTTCAAAATATTCGTTAAAAATGCAAATAGAGTTTGAGTCAAGTTTTTTAAGATAATGAAGTAACTTACTATTTAACAGTTCTAGCAGTTTATTAACAATTACAGACTTAACTCCTTCTTCAGATACAACATACTTAACAATATCTAATTTAGCTAACTCCTTTTTAAACTTAGATACTTTCTTCTCAATATCCTTTAACCGCNCNCCAGTCTCGTTAATAAGGTCATCAAAATCGGTTGTACCTTTCTCAACAGCAGCAAGATCAACATCAAGTTCTTTCTCCCATTCGATAATCTGTGCAATCTGCTGATTAATATTAGCTCTCTTTTGATTGGCTAGTTTAACTTCTGAAAGTTTATTTGTTTGACCATTAATAGCTGCCTGTACTTTAGTCTTTATTTCTTTAGCATTAGTAAGAGCTGCATTAACAACCTTAATATCCTCAACCATTGTTTGCATTTTAACTCTAAGAGCTTCTTTTTCTGACTCCATATGCTCTACATCATGATCAGCCATTGGTCGGAGACATACAGGACATTCAGCTTCATCAGTACCAATTTTACTATATGTAGATTTAGTATGAGTAACTTCAGCTTTTTTCTCGCCTATATCACCAACATACTCACTAATTTTATCTTCGCAAGTATCACGCTTAATATACAGATCGTCAATCTTTGCTTTAATTGCATCTGTATCCCCCTCAACAAAGGTAGCTAAATCTTCTTGTAATACTTTTTTATCTTTAGTATTATTATCTCTACGTTCTAGATAAAGCTTTTTCTTTTCTTGTCTGCGATTAATAACACTATCTCTCTGATTATTATAACTTCCGAGAGTAGTTTTTACTTCCTGCATTTTAGTTACCTCGATATCAGACTCACGCTTAATATCATTATACTCCGTACGTATTTGTGATAACATCTTACTAAACACCTCCAAGCCAAAGATATCCTCAATAAATTTTCTTTTCTCTATCTTATTCTTTGCCATAAACGGAACAGCATTGTTCACAGTCATAATGACACAGTTCTGAAAAATAGACGGAGTAGCAGACGTCATATCACAAATATATTTGTTTGTATTACCGATACTATCTCTCGTCTTATCTACACCATCTTCATAGAGAAAAACCTTCGAAGGATTAAGATGTCTTACAATTTTAAAATTACGCGTATTGCTTGGTGTAACAACTTCAAAGTCTAATTCAACGTGAGTCTTACCACCAGTAATGTTATTAGGTATAAGGTCTTTTTTAAGCTCTCGAAGAGTATCACCGAAGATAGCAAAATAAATAGAGTCAGCAACAGTACTCTTACCAATAGCATTACGTCTATCGGGCTTATCTTTATTCTCACCAGTAATAACATGTAGACCTCTATCAAACTTTACTTCCACAGGCTCTTCACCTACAGAAAGAAAATGCTGGATAGCTACTCTCTTAAAATTAACTTGCTTCATACTTTACAACTCTCGTATAGCCCAAGGGTATAATCTATTATAGACTTTTTATTTGAAGGTTCAAGTGAATTAATAAACTCTTCTATAGCCTGCTCGATATCAACACCTGATAGATCTTCAATATCTTCTTTGCTATCTAGTATTCTATTGAAGTTAATATCATAATCATAAGTCAATACTTCTGGTTTAAGATTAGCGAGAACGCGTTGAAGTATGTCCATATCTTCTTGAGATATATTCATATCAATCTTAACCTTAACAATATTATTTGTAAATCTGGATCTTATAAAGGAGGTAATCTCACCAGCCTCAACTAACTCACTTAGACTGATTTTATTATAGTTGGGTGAAATATTATTAGCAAAGAACTCATACTCCATTGTATCGAGATCTAAAATATGATAACCTTTCTGATTACCAGCATCACCAAAGTCCATCTGGAATGGATTACCTACATATAAAATAGTTCCTGCACCAAACTTCTTTTCATGTCTAGTATGAAAGTGACCTGAAATAACTAACTCTGACTTCTTAAGAAGGTCTTTTACCTTAACTCCTTCTTCACAAGTCTTATAAGTATTCATCTTGAAGGTCTCAATCTCAAAATGACCAACAATTAAGTCACTCTCTTCAATATCCTTTGTAGCTGTATTCCATGGACAGAAAGATATCTTCTTATCAAATGCTTCTACTATTTCGTACTTCTCAAGTACTGTTACATTCTTACGACTCTTAAAAATAGATAATGAATTAACATCTGTTCTATGTTTATAGTAGATATCATGATTACCAGTAATTGCAATTAAGTTAAACTCTGAGAGAATATCTAATATATCAGCAGATATCTGCAACGTATTAACAGATATCTCTGAACGATTATGATGCCAGTCTCCAGCAAAAATTAAATCTTTAATACCTTTAGCACGGCACTCATCTCTAAACCAATGAGCCCATTCAACTGCATAATTATGCCAGTCAGAACTATTAGAGTGAACCCCAAGGTGTAAATCTGAAAAGATCGCTACCTTAGGTTTTTTAATAGTCGGAATCATGCTCGGTACCAATTGGCTTCACATACACTGTACCTTGCGTGTTGTTAGGATCTGCCATATATTCCTCATATACCTTTTCCTTATAGCTTGTAATAGCTTGATGATGCTTCTTTTCTTTCTTAATACGATTAATAAATGCATGATAAGCAATAGTAGTAAAGTAAGAAAATGGGTTTGAATTATTCTCGAACTTATACTTCTTATGCTTTAGAGCCGAATACATCTTAATAAGAGCATCTCCAATCATATCATCTTTATATGAGTAGTTAATGAAGCTACCATTATATGACAACCCATAAGCAATCTTTTTAATATTTTCAGCTAGGTCGTCAGTTAAGATATCCGAGTCATAATATTTCTGTAAGCTCGCTTTGAACTCTTTCGGCTTTATATAATATTCCTCTTTAGTAGACATAATAGTTATACTCTAATTATAGCAACTTATTAAGATAAATCAACTACTAAAGTTGCACATCCGTATATTTGATTTTTTCCTTATCGTAGATAGTTTTACGCTTNTCACAATGCGCTTGGCCATACTTAAGTTGATCACATATATCAAAAATAACCAACTTGTCTTTTGCATCATGTTTACGAAGTCCACGACCAATCGATTGCACGGTTCGAATAAACGACTTACCACCTGCTGCAAATATAATATTGTGAATATTCTTAACGTTAACCCCTGTAGAAAAGATTGCACTAATAGCTACACAAACTACATTAGTCTCTCGCTCCATTATCTTTTTAATCTTCTCTCTTTCTTCTACGTCAACAGAACCCCTAATAAAGTAAACTTTCTTACCTTCAATCTTACTAAAGTATTCTTCTAGAGCTTCGCCATGAGCAATATGGTTAACAAGTATAAGAGTGTTATTATCTAACTTACCAACTAGTTTTTGTAGTAATGAATTTCTCCTATCACTCTCATAAATGTATTCAAGCTCATCTCTATAGCCATTTGGTCCGGAAAAGTGTGGTGCAGGGTTATAACTAATATTAAGTATCTTAACTACTACATTTGCAAGGTGATCTTCAAGTCTTAATTCATAAGAAGACTTCTCATAAATTACAGGGCCTAGCTTACCAATAATTGACCACTTGTTGAGATCATCTTCTGGTAATGTACCAGTAAAGCCAAACTTATTAGGAGTTCTTATCTGCTGAACAATCTTTGATATCTTATTACCAGCTGTAATTTTATGACACTCATCAACAATAAGTAGATCAATATGTCTTAGCCATTCATTATCTTCAAATCTACTTTGAATAATACCGATATTAGCGATAATTACATTAGCTGTAAAGTCGGGTTTAGTCTGACCAGTCCATTTAGTAAGTTTATATGTAGTGCCACTATTTAAAAACTCTTCGTACGTTTGAGTTACAAGTCCCAAATCTGGTACAAGCATAAGACATTTAAAGGTATCTCTATCACCTGCTGCTCTAAAAAAGTTCTCAATTAAAGCTGCAGTAGTAAAGGTTTTACCGGCACCAGTTCCGAGAACACATGTACCAGTNCCAAGCTTTATAGCCTTTTTAATAACCTCTTCTTGGTAATCACGAAGAGTAAATTNAAAATCATTAACCATTTCTTTATCTATACCAACTTTAATAGCCTTAGTAAGAGCAGGGGATACTTCAATGTCAGTTTTTATCTGACTCTTAATTAGATACTGCCTAATCGACCAGTATAGTCCTAACTCACAGTTACCTGTTGGTGTGATAACATACTTACGTTGCGGTGCAAATCGTGAATATCTTCTAGCAAATCTTGCACCAGTATTTTCTACAGAAAAGTTTTCACGTATCTGATCAAATAGTTCTTTATCAGAACACTTAACTACTAGCTTACAGGGCGTCTTTCCAGTTGCTTTTTTATAATCAAATGAAATCATTACATTTGCTCGAGCTTCATTATATCAATAGCGTTCTTAACATCGAACCCCATTTGCGATAGTACCTTCTCTACCTTTTCAAGGTACTCAATAATAACATCAAACTCTCTCATCTTATCATTTAGCTCAGCAAGTGTATCATGCCTCTCAGCTGCTTGCTCTGCTGCTGATTGTGTAAGCTTCACCGGTGAAGTTGCAATTACCTCCCTAGTAATATTTTTTTTCAACTCTCGTTTTTTAGCAAACGTTTGATTACGTGCAATCTTAGTCTTAATAAGTTGAGCCACCCAGTAGTGCTTCCTAGCAGGTAAGCGTAGAGATACTTCCTTAATATTAAAGTCGTCGAGAACTAAATCCTTACCAACCTCATCGATATATTTCTTAAGTAGTTCCATTTATTACTAATATGATAATCTCTTTTAGTGTTAAATCAACTAGTGGCTTGATATTTTTTCAACTCATAGTAAATATATGTATGGCTGAGCGTGAAGTTATCGACCCTACAACTGTTTTAAGTTTATATTTGAGTCATGATGCGGCTGCTACTTACATTGATAAAAAAGGAAAGGTTAAAGTACTAGAGTATGAGAGATTTGTTAAGCAACGATATGCTGCATTTACTAAAACGCTAAGTTATAGAGAGGGTATAGGTACTACTGATATACAAAGACGTAATTTTTTACAATATATTAAAGACAATGTAAAAAGTGAAATAGAGGTAATTGTGCATTCTGATCCTAAAATGGTTGATAAATTATTACTTCAGGAATATTTCCCAAAGGCTAAATTTAAATTAGTATATCATCATGATGCGCATGCAGTAAGCGGATTTTATACCTCCAATTTTAATGAAGCTACCATCTTATCTTTTGATGGTGGTGGTTACGATGAAGCCGATACTGTTACATACACTAAAGCTTATATAGGTAAAGGTAAGGGCATTAAACCGGTAAAGCAAAGTTATGACTTTTCTCTAGGAATACCATACGGGCATGTAGCCAAGTGCATTAAAGAGATTAAACATGGTCCGGACTGCTCTGAAAACTCTTTAGTATATTCAGGTAAAATTATGGGGTTGTGTGGTTATGGCAAAGTACGAAGCGAATGGTTGCAACCAATGCAGCGTTATTATGAGAGTGTGGATTTTTATGGTGACAATGATTCGTTATGGAGGTTAGGGCAAGAAATTGGTCTAGATTTAAGATTAGATACTATAGAAGGTAGTGATGGTTATGATCTTGCTGCAACTTCACAAGAAGTTTTTGAAAATAAAGCATTGCAGATTATCGAGAGTCTTATAAATGAGGGTGCACCTGGTAATATAGTTCTTGTAGGTGGTTGTGCATTAA